GTGTCGAAGAAGGACGCTGATCATGTTAAAGTGATCTTCGTCCCTAAGACGCAGAAGTCTCCTCGGGTTATCGCGATTGAGCCAGTACACAACCAGTATTGCCAGCAGGCGCTTATGCGTTCACTGGTTAAGCTGATTGAAACTGACAAACTTCTGCGCGATGGTATTTTCTTTACCAACGCAGAAGAACATCGCGAATGCGCGCGCATCGGCAGCAAAAGATCCTGTGAAGGATCATCGGAATATGCTACGCTCGACATGAGTGAAGCATCAGACCGTGTCTCTGCTAGCCTGGTGTACTTCATGCTAAGGCGTTTTCCAACCTTAGCTGATGCGGTTTTTAAGTGCCGCACGAAGTACGCACTTCTCCCTGACGGGACGAAAGTCCCGCTAAAGAAGTTTGCGAGCATGGGTTCAGCCCTATGTTTCCCTATTGAAGCGATGGTTTTCTATGCCATCACCATAGTGGGAATACTGCAGGGCATGGGCTCGCGCGTCACGCCAAGGACCGTTAATAGGCTCGTGAAAACGAACCAAAAGGGTCCTTTGGTGTTTGGTGATGATATTATCGTCACCAACGGCGAGGTGGTTCCTCGGCTTATCGAAGTGCTAGAGTCAGCATGCCTTAAGGTCAACCGTAGAAAAACATTCTACAGGGGAAACTTTAGGGAGAGCTGTGGTATGGACGCGTATTTGGGTCACAACGTGACACCGGTATACGTCCGTAACATCGCACCAGAAAGTACGAGGGACGCAGAGAGATTTGTGTCGTGCTTGGCTTCTGCCAACCTCTTCTACTCGAAGGGGTATTGGACAACCGCCAAGGTCATGCGGTCTTTTTTAGAAGACCTTAGTGGTCCTCTTCCGCATGTACGGCCTACGTCTTCTCTGCTCGGTCATCATAGCTTCGGCGGGGCGTACTCCATTGAAAAATGGAATCAACGCCTCCATCGCTTTGAATATCACGGTCTTACGACCAAGACGTCAAAGCGTTCAGACAAGTTGGAGTCATATGATCGGTTGCTAAAGTTCTTCCTCACCAGGAGCCCTTTACTGGGCGAACCTAGTGAACAGGAGGACTTTGACAAGTCTACTATACGATCTTCCTTGCGCCTAGTGCGAAGGTGGACAACGACCTATTAAGGTCGTCTGCTGTTTAGTAACATACGGCTTCTAGCCTACTGTTACGTCAGCGAGGGGTAGCTTTTTTCTCAACAACAAGAAGGTGTTTCAAGCCTCCGGTTGTGAAAGCAGCGAGATTGCGCTAACGCGCAAGGTTTGCAATGCTTGAGAAAAGCAGGGCAAACCC